GTCACTTGTGGGTAAGTGTGGTAACGAGTACCAGAGCCTACTCTGTGGTAAGCATAGCCTCGTCTTGCACCCTCTGTGTCTGCTCTTGCAATAGCATCAGCTTCGTTGTCGTATACTAAGTAATTGATTGTTTCTTCGCTCATAATTATGAAAGTGTTATGTTGTAATGATTTGCTATGTTTTCTTCTATATCAGCCCTATCGTCTGCTTTTCCAACACCAAAAATAATAACTTCTGAAATCGTTCCATTTAAATGATATGTGCCAGTAGCCCAAGCACCAATAGAGCCATCTTGAGTAACAGCCCTATCTATTACAGATGTAGTCAATATAGATGAACCATCAGCAAAACCCTCAAAGTCACTACTGTCAGTTACAGCAGAATATAAAATATTTTGATTCACACTAGGTGTGTGTGAAGTGCTTTGATTACCAAAACTTCCATAACTAAAATTAGTATAACCACTATATGAAGGTGATGAACCAACTCCAACTGCTTGTGGAATTTGAGAAAAATTAGTAAGATTAAGGAAATACTGTGGAGGTATAGATGCAGTTTCATACTCACCTACCACAAAAAATGAAACTGAGTTTAAATTATCTATATGACCATTTACTGGTACAGATAATTTTGTTGGGGATATAAATCTTAAAGCGGGCTGATTAGATGGACTTAGTTCAATTGTACCATTATTAACTATTTTAGGTTGTGAGCTAGCACTACTCTGATAAGCATCATGATCATTACCACTTTGGTCGTACCAAAGAGTAATAAATCCATTATTACCAGCACCAACAAAAGATTCTAATGCTCCACTAGCTACTTGAGATGCTGAAAAATCTTCTTCATCATTATCTCCAGCACCACCTCCAGTATCTCTACGAACTCTGACAACTCTGCCATTCATTGCACCTATGTCTCGCAATGAGTACGCAGCTGCTGCACCGCCGAACCTACGAGCTACTCCTAGATCAGTCTGCTCTCCAGTACTTCCTGTGAGTATATCAAAACCTCCACCAAGGTCTCCCTTGAGGACATTGTTGTTGTGACCTAGTTTTTCTGAGGACATTAGTCAGTAAATTCAGATGCGTGAATGGTAGCACTTGTGCCTCCACTACGAATAAATTTAGCAGCCCTTGCTGTTTCTACAGCCCAAGTGTAAGAACGTCCAGCGAAAAGAATGTGACCATTTGAGCTTGTAGGATCAGAGTCATCATAAGTTACGCGAACATCAGCTGTCTGTACATCTAGCACTACATATTTACAAGCAGAGCTGAATGCACCAAACTGAACTACTGAGTCAGCTACTGATAGTGCTTGGTCAGTGTGTCCATTAACTACCTTTGGGTATAGGTTTGTTGATCTTGAATTTGGCATGATTATCTAGAATTACGGTTTAAATGCGTTGAGAACTTTTTCTTTAAATTATTGTTATTAGCTATTATATCAAGCTTTTCAAGCTCTTGAGCTAAATAGTTTTGAGCAGAGGACTCTTCTCGTAAAGCCTCCTCATATCTGCGCTCTATACGCAAGAAATCAGCGTACACAGAGTGCGCAATATAATAGAAAAATTCTTTAGGTATATCAGTAGTATCTCCAGTATAATCCGTAACAACAGCTGGATCTGATTCAGTTATTTCAACTAATTCCAATCTTTTCTTGTAAGTAACATAAGCACTAGAATCATTTGTATTTGCTATATTTAAAACATTGGCACCGTCTACATCCAAAAAGAAATCATACTCAATCTGAGAAGAATTTAAGAAAGGTTGTTTTCTGTGCAAGCGCAAAAACTCACCTATGTTTGTTTTACCTGTCTGAGTATAAGTTATTAAGTTAACTCCAACAACGTGCAATGTTCCATTTACGCCATCTTCATTTGTCCAGGTTTCTACATCTGCTGGACTTGGTGAACCTGTAGTATCAGCAGTACAGATAGTTGTAGGACTCGTTACTGTTACGACTCCAGTACTGGCATCTTTGCTTAAATTACTTTCAGCTACATAAGCTAGTATCCACTTATCCGTAGTATCGTTGTAATAAAAAATGTCGTAACTAACAACTCCACCCTGTTCGTTGTGCGTATCTTCTTCGCGATACACATTGTATCCATTGGCATCCTGTCCATAAATGAAGTAAGGGTCATCAACATGACTTTCGCTACCAGTAATGCCAGAGACGTTTAATGCATATAGTCTACGCTTCTCTGAAGGCTCTAAATACCTAGGCCAAGATTGCGTAGTATTATAAGCGTCAGTTAATCTTCTGTTAACTAACTGATAAATATTACGATGCTCGTCCAGTGTTAATGTTCCAGCACCTATGAGTGCCTGTATTAATTTTACTAGATTTGCGTATGTATCAGTTTGCATTAGGCTTTGTTTGGACTAAGTTCTGGGAACTTCTTGTTATAGTACTGTAAAAATTCTTTAGAATGCACAGTCTCGTGACCGTACTTCTGTGTTAATCTGAAAAACTCACGAGCTGGCATAGTTGCCACAGGTTTTCCCAATACTGGGTGCGTTTTACCGCGAAGATCGTTAGCTTCCTTTCTGGCTTGCATTGTACGCTGTTCTTCCGTTCTGCGTTCAATTTCAAAACCGTTCAGTATCTCCTTCATAAACTCGCGGTCTACTTCACCGTCTGAGTACTTAGGAACTGATGTAATAATTTGAGGGGTTTCTGACATAAAAAAAAGGGTGGGGGCCGAAGCCCCCTTCCCGAAATAAGTTACGCGTTGATTCGTCTAATACCAAGTAAAACTCGGATTTTACCAGATGTATCACCGTTAAGTGCAGAGCCAGCGATGATGTTGATGTTTCCATCGTCATCAGCGGTAAGAGGCCCAGCGCCAGCAGTAATGTCAGCACCTGTGTTAGCAGCTACGCCACCAACAGTTTCAACAGCAATAGCTGTAATGAGTGAATCAGCATCAGCTGCTGAACCGTCTACATCAGCGTCTGTACCGACTGTAAGGTCAGTGTCAGTGCTGAATGCTTCTACTACTTCAACTGCTGCTCCATAGATAACATCACCAGCTTTAACTGGAACATTAACTTGAGTAGTTGTGTTACCAGCGTCAGTTGTGAAGTCACTTGGGGTAAGAACGATCTCGTCTGTGTAACCAGAACCAGCCGCTTCATTTATTGTTAATCTAGCCATAATATTATATAGTTTCCTTTGTTAATAATTAAGCAGCGTCAATTGTTTCAATCTTACCGTGCGCTTGTGGGTGCTTCATTAACAATGTTAATGCGCAATCAACGAAGCCACGCTCACCACCACCTAAGTTAGGTAGACGTGTTGATCCCATTGGGATTAACTCAGCGATACCAACGTACTCTGGGTTGATTAAGTAACCACCCTCACCAGCTTCAAAACCAGTGATAGAATTTGTGAATGTATCTGGGTTAGCGTTAACGATAGAAACGATACCGTGATCTGACTGATAAAGGTCAACACCAAGTTTGATTGTTGCTTCACCGTTATCTAAGTTTACTTTACGAAGAGATGAAGATCCAGCTCCAGCAGCATCAGCAAAACGAGCGTAGTCAGAAACATGACGACGAAGAGCAGTGTCAGCAACAAGAGTAAGGTTTTCTACATTACCTGTTTTCTTGAAGATCTCTGTAAGGATCGCGTTGAAGTCAGTCTCTGTTAAAGCACCGTCAGCATTCTGGTGAATAGCTGCTGCGTCAGTTCTGTAATCAGAAGGAACGTCATCTCCAGGAGTAGCGCTTAACCATTTACCTAAACCACGAAGTTTGTAAGGTTGTCCAGCACCGTTTTCAGCTGCGCGGTCATTGTTAGAAGCAAGTGTAGCTTCAATGTCGCGTTTAAGCTCACGGATTGCTTTAGCTTCTGCTTGAGCAACTTTAGCTGGGCCAACTGAATCTACAGCTTCTTGTAGGTCAGATACCAAGTAGTCACGACGGAACTTCTGTACGAAGTTACCAAGACGAGCGCGGTCTGCGAATTTATCTGTGAAAGATGTTACATCTGCGCCTTCAGCGATACCGTCTGTATTAGGTGCAGCCAATTTGTCTACTGTCCACTCAACGAATGTGCTATTCGCTTTTGATTTGGCAGAAGACGAAAGGATAGGTGTTTCCTCTGGAGCAAGAATTGTTAGAACGTCTAACAAGTCTTCTCTGTTAGATACACTTGTCCCGCTTTTAAGTCCGTTTGATGGGACTGGGTCATATGTATTTGAAAATGCCATGATTTTTTAAAAAATAATAATAATGTTATTGTTGTTGTGAATACCTTAAGGTACGTAATTTTATGAAGTCATCCTTAGAACCAGTCTCGCGAAATGCTTGTTGAGATTCTTTTATGCTTTTTAATGCATTACTGATTTGCTTCTCTGACTTAGCACTACCAGGCATAGAAGATGGCGGGTCTAACTGAACACCCTTTTTCTGAACTGGAGCATCTTGAGTGATTACTTTTCGTCCATAAAGGCTGTTAGCTGAGTGCGCCAACAAGTATGGTAATTGTGCTGCTAATTCTGGCGAAAATTCTTCAAGACCTTCCAACCTTGGATCCTCTAGCATAGCTTTGTACTTTTCATTAAGTTCATCACCATCTTTACCAATCCAGCCAAATTCTTCTTTGGCTTTTTCAGTTAGTGAATTTTTAGCTTGCTTTGCGTATTCCTTGTCCTGTAGAATTTTTAACTGCGCTGGAAGAAATTTCTTCTCGGCTTTTCTGGCATCCAATAGCTTTTTTCTGACTTCAGCTTTTGTATACTCTTTGCCATTAACTTCTGTTACCACATCATCCGCTCCGTAACCCTCTGCGTTGAAGATCGTATCTTCTGCCCACTCAACAATGCTATCTACATCTTGAGCTATCTTTTGTAGCTCTTCTATAGATCCTACATTACGATAAGGGTTTCTTGATTGATCTACATTTCCTTTGAGAGGATTGTCAGATTCTTGGAGTTTTTGACGCAGTTCAGCAAGTTCAGCTTCAGCTTGCTTTCTTTTAGCGGTCAGCTCACCGAAACGCAATACTGCTCTACTACCTAATTTGTCAGATAGTTCGCGTAATTCGTTTTCGGATAAGTTATCCAAATCAATATTAGAAAGAACATCTTGGGTCTCTGTTTCCTCTGTGCTTTCTTGGGTTTCCTCAATAGGCTCTTCGGTCTCATTGACCTCGTCTACAACCTCTGTTTCTTCTGCTTGAGGTTGTTCTTCTTGAACCTCCTCTTGCTGCTGTCCCATCAGTTGATTCGCTCTGAATTTTGCAAACTCAGAGAGTGACGCGTTTGACTGTAATCTCGCTGTATTTTCGGCATCAGCGTTCGCCTGTACTTCATTATTCATAATAACGCTATTTACGCCAGCGGTGGCGATTCTCAGATTATAACATAAGTTTTATATACCTAAACTATTAGAAAATCTTCTTTTGATTTCTTCGTAGTTAGACATACGCAAAACTTCGTCGTAAGCTAATATTTTTCCAGACAATTGCTGGACTTGCTCTGTCGGAGCTGCATTAAGTTCTCCTATGGCTTCTTCGCGAAGCTGGTGAACGTTGTTAATAAAAGCACCAAAACTTTCATGGTGCTTTAAGGTATTTACGGATTCTTCTAATGTCATAAATTATTCAATATTACCTCTAAAGTAGTCCATAACTCTTTCAGCTCTATCTGGTCTTTGTTCGTAGTATTGATTTATGTTATCTGGATGATCTCTTTGACCTTTTTCAGTGCCTGGCTCTAAATCTGGATTACCGTACTTTAATTCTAAGGCAGCTCGCTCATAATCCTTTGCCGCTAAAGCTTTATTGTATCCAGTAAATTTGCGATACCTTTCTCCAGCACCTACATTAAAAACAAAGTCAACTATACCCTTACGAACACCTAAAGGATGATTATAAAAATCTTCCGAACCACCAGAGACTTTTCTTGCTTCATCGTACATAGTATCTATCGTGTAGTCATATAAACCCCTACCCTGTTCCTCTGTTAGTTTTAATTTTTTACCGCTTTTTATATAATCATCAATGTTTATGTTAAGAACATCTCTAATGTAATCTTTAGCATAATCTTCTTTTAAGTTAGTTCCTCCAGCTATAGTTGGAACTCCACGACTATCAAAATACATTTCAAGTCTATAATCTTCGTTAGCTGGAGTTTTTAGACTTTTTCGCATATGATCTTTGATTATCTTATCTTCATCTGCATATAAATTAATTTTAGTTGGTTCTGGAATAACTCCAGCCATTACATTGCCTCCATGCATTCCAATCAAATTTGGAACTGGTGAACTTGACTTATATTGATTTCCTAATAAATCCACTTTATTGTTCCATTCCTTGGGTTTGAACGTCTCCAATAGAAGCAGCGGCAGTCCCAAACTGACCATACTGAGTTGCATTAATTTGCTGCATTTGAGCAAACTGGTATTGCTGTTGGTACTTGTTAAGTCTTTCAGCAAATCCTTGATCAGTTTGTAACCTTTGTGCAATATCTGGTTGTTGGACATATTGTTCTATTATTTGCAATGCTACTTGACCAGCATTAGGTCTAGCTGGCACTTCTATTCCAGCGTGAATCTTAGTTAAATCATCTGTAATATCCTTGAGTGCTTTCTCTTGAGCCACTTCGGTAGGTTGCAATACAGCGTCCGCAAGTATTGGATCAATGCTTCCAGCAAGAACATCTAATAAAGTATCTACATTAATACGCCCGTTTCTGTCAAGCTGCATTAACTGAACCATTTGCTTTAATTTATTCTCTTGAGTATCTGGATCAGTATTCAATACATCGTAGCTTACTACAATATCAAAGTTTTCTTCTGGATCACCTTTAGAGAACTCCATCGGGTCTGGTACACCAGTAACCCTAAAAAATATAGCATCTGGGCCAAATCTCTGGAAGCATCTGTATGACATACGCAAAACTTCAGATGCATGATGTAAGAATTTATCCACAAAGAATTGCTTTCTTACACCAGATATTTGACTAGTTTCATCTAGTCCTACAACTCTGTCGGCTTGCTCTAATAGTGTTCTTTCTATTTCTATAGAAGCTTGAACATCTTCCATGTCTGGGGTGTCCGCAAAATGAATCTCATCCTTACGTCTATAAGGTATAAATCTTCCTGGCCCCCAATCTGTAGGTGCTTGTCCTACTGGGTGCATTATTGGAGGTAATGTAGAAATGCTTGCGCGGTCAATACGAGAATCCCTTTCAATCTTTACTTGCTGTTGAATGCCACGAAGTAAATCTGGTACTGTGCTTGCATCATATAAACGCTTACTGTCTTCTGAGAAACGAGTAACAACAACTGGGTAATCTTCATATCCATTCAATAACTGAAACTTAGCGTAACCTTGTACGCCATCGTCTCCAGTAAAGTCCCTATGAAAGATTGTTTCATAAATACCTTCGGCACCGTCTTCTTTGTCAATCAGTCTTTGGAAGCAATGAACTACTTCAATAAGTTCTTCTGCCTCGTAAACATCCTCCATTTGGCTGATACTACGTCTACCTTCTTGCTCGCGTTCTACGCTGTCAATGGATACACCCTTAAAATGCTCAATAATGTACTGAACAAAGTCTTCATCCCAGTCATCTGTGATTACTTTGTTTTCTAATTCCTGTGCCGTATAGTAAGTACGCCAGAAACAGTAAGGTGCGCGCTGAGGATCAGTGACATAACTAGGAAAAAAGAAGTCACCATCTGGAGCCAATGTTTTAATATTAGGAGCATCTATCTGCCTACGAATAACTGGCAGTTCCGCAAAACCAGTTTTACGCAAGGACTTAATTGCTTTCTTAGCTCTCTTTGTTGTTACTCCATCAAATGCTTGTTCAAAGCTGCTGATTACCATATCCTCTTGAGCTTCATTTAAAATCATCTCCGCTGTTTCTGGAGAGATCTGTCCAATCTGTTCAAGATTTAATTTTTGTAAATATCTGCGGTCTTCGCGATTCCATCCTACATATGTAATTAATACACCTCTCTCTAGCAAGTAATTAGCACCAAGCTCCATCTCTTGCTTAAATCTAGGAATGTACCCAGATGTAGTCATCCATTTTAGAAAACTTGATACAACCTTACTTCTTTCTATGTCTCCACTCTCTACAGGATAAGCTCTAACATTAGCCCTATTCAATGAAGACATAAATAAAGATACTAAACGAGTAATACGCTCATCAATAGTATGAGCCTCCATATCGGACGCGCCCTCCCAAGGGAATGCATCCGATCCATGCTTTCTAAGGTCAGTACTTTTGCCAGGCCAAAAGTTACGTCTGTCGTCGTAGTTATTTCTGCACTGGTCAAAATAAGACTCTAGTTCATTTGTAGTTTGATCATAAGCTCTATTAAGAGCCTTAACATTTGGTTCCTTGCCCACGTAGGTCAAGGACTGGAAATCATCAGTTTGCATTTAATTGTTTTCTTGCGGATTTTATTATTTCGTATACGAAACCTTTATGAACACCAATTTTATCACATAAATCTTGTGGTAAGATTTCTTCGTGCATTCTGAACTTCAAGGCACGGGTAAGTATTTCCCAGGCGAGCAATCTATCTACCTGTTCTAGTATCCAGTGAGGATCCAAAGTAGGATCATCGTATTCTTTTCGGGGAGTGTCTGTATGACACGCCTTTATTATCTTGGATGGCTTCAATGTCTATTTGTTTCCCTACTAAACGATCTTTAAAATGCTTACTAATAACGACTGGCACCTTCTTACCTATTTCCTTTACGTACGCATATACGTAGTGCGGATTAGGTGCAGCGTGCATTACCTTACCTTTGAAATACTTCGGAACTAGTTCTGGTATATCAAATGCTTCAGATAAAATATCTTGACCATCTTCGCATACCCACGTGTTTTTACCTTTACCAGTAAGATAATCTTCTGGTAACTTATCTTTAGCTATTTCCATAGCTTCTTCAAAAGATATGTCATTATCTTCTGCTAACTTTGTTAATTTTACTTTTGGCATTAATATCCTCCTGTTGATTTAAGACTACTTTGAAAATCCCATTTGTCAATGTGCATAGGCCCATCTCCTCCCGCGGATGTTCGCAAGTATCTGATTACGTCAAAAAAGTCTTTTAGTGGTTCGTCAGTCTTACCCTTACTATTGTAGTTAATTAAACTATCTATTAGATTACCGCAGTCCTCGTGAATGTAGCACATTGGTCTGTTCGCGTGATCTATCTCTGCGTTTGGATTGTACGCAAACCATTCGTCAAGGGCGTTGATGCCAAACTCTTCATTCCGTCCATCAGATGGGACAAAATGCATATCATAATCAGCAAACACAGTAAATAGATCGTCGTTGTTTTCATTTTCCTTTGCAAAGAATCTAGAGTCACCTATGCGTTCAAATACTTGAATACCTAGCTCCTCTTCTATTTCTTGAAATAGTTCTACGTACCCAGCAATATCCAAGCCAATCTTTTTCGCGGCTGGCCCGTACTTCCATCTGGGGTCACCAAACTCTGCCCACTCTCCGTAGGTATCCCTGTCTGGCCACTCTCTTCGTATATATACTTCTCCATCTCTGTTTACACCAGCCCAGATACTAACATAGTTTCTGGCTCCAGCTGGGTCAACGACTTGGTAGCAAGTAAAACCATGAGAAGATATATCTGGGAACTGCATACCATATCTGTTCTCTACGTCCGAAAGTACATTTACCTCCGTGTTAAACATAGGCACCAAAGAGGTCATACTCTTAACTGGTATACCATAGGCACGAACCAGTATCTCATCTTCGGGTCTATTCTTTAAATCCTTAGCTATACGCTCATATCCACCAAACGGATTCTCGTCAGAGTGCAGATATACCACAGATGCATCGCGATCTGGACTGTACTGCTTTACTGGTACTTCCCTGTCCAGCAGTGCCGCGTTCTTAGTCTGCAATGTCTCAGCTCCCTTAATATAATCTGCTACGAATGGCGTATATCCATCAATAGGGGTAAATCCTATAAGCATCTTTGAGTTCCTGGTTGCAAGACGAAACCTAAGCGTATTTACCAGAGCCGCGTCACCCAAGTACTCGTCCAGCCAGGCACCAATGTTATTAGAACTCTGCTGCTTAAAACCGAACTCAAAACCCTCCAAGATAGTCTGATTATTAGTGAACTGCGTATAAGTCTTAAAATCTACTCTGGTTCTGGTATCTGGAAAAATAAACGAACTACCAGTGAATCCATTCTGCATAGAAAAGTTAATATATCCCTCTGTACTCTTCGTCTTCTTTCTGAACTCCTTAGGCATCATCTCCCAAATCGCGGACTGCTGAACCTTAATACTAGTATCTGCGTTCTGGCTAAAGCAAACTATATGGCCGTCATTATTATTCATAACAGCCTCCATAAGCATCTTTGCACAACCAGTCGTTTTTCCAGATCTATTACCACCCAGAACAAGCACTTCATTGTACTCCTCTAAGCCATCTCTGATCCTAGCCCAGCCCTCAAGGTCAAAACCATAACGCACAGGGTCTTCCTCCGCGGCCTGTATCCTACCCTCATGAACCTCAAAAAGCTGCCTAAGCAGCTGTGGGTCTCTTTCCGCGAGAAGTACTATCTCCTCGTCAGTTGGGGCATCCAGCAATGGATGCTTAGTAAATGTCAGTTCCATCCTCTTCTTCGCCTTCTTCTAATAGTTCTTCTTCCCATATAAAATCCAGCATATCTGTGCTGCCTTGCATATCTTCTTGGGTTTCCTTAACAAGCATTCTACCAACCCTGTGGTTAGTATAATCATAGAACAAGTCGCCATCATCGTCCATGACAATAAACATGTAGTTTGAGAAGTGTTCGCCTAAGTTACCACGAACCTTGTCAAATAAATCATCATAATCCTCAGTTATCGCCATCTATTTCTATTATATCTGCTTTTTTGAGTGCCTCAAGTCTTTCCTTTGCTGCCTTGATAGTATCCTCGTAATCCTCTTGAGTAACCACTTTCCGCTCCTCCGTTATATTACTGGCTTCACCTCTCGCTGTCAGTGCCTCCCTACTAGCATTAGCCTTTGCTATTGAAAGCTCCTTAAGATCGCGGAAGCTTACCTCCATCTCTGGGTCATTCTCCAGCCTGTCACGCACCTTCTCCACCAAATCCTCCTCCAGAGAACTTAACTGCAAATAACTCCTGGCCGCGAGCTTACCACCCAATTCCTTGAACTTACCCAAGTGATCAGCGTAATCCGTCAGTATACCTATCACCGTCTGCCTGTGAAAACCATACTTCTTCACAATTTGCGTCTGACTCTTTCCTACGCTAAACAAATACAAGATATTAGCTACCTTATCTGGATCGTACCTAGACAAGCACTTAATCTTCTCAAACTTCGCATCCGCAGCAAACTCAAGGACTGCTTCCTTAATCTTTATTAATAATTCATCTTTTGCACTAGACATATAAAAATCTTATGTTATAATCGCGAGCATAAACATATTATAGTCCATTTGCAAGCCCCAAGGGTGAAAATAGATAAATCGCATAGATTTATCTCTGAACGGTAAAATTGGCAATCGCCAAGAATGACACTAAACTTCAAAGAGAGTCTCCCAGGATTAAACCCCCTCAGAGATTATAGGTTGCTTTCCCTGACCATAGCATGAAGGAAAGCTTAAAAAATTAAGCCATTGACCCATGAGTAAACTGATCGTAATACCTAGCTCGCATAAAGTCAATGACCCGCCTATGGCGAAGCTGTATCCAAAAATATGTTATAATAACCCGCATGGCTCAAAAAAGAAAAAAGCAAACATCAGCAGAAGCTAAACGCAAGGATTACATTTACCATTCTTCCCCTTTACAAAAAAAACGGAGAGCAGCGCGCAATAAGGCCCGCAGAAAGGCTGCTCGGCTGTATGGCAAGAAAGCCATCAAGGGTAAAGATATTGACCATAAGGATGGTAACCCTAAGAATAACTCCAAAGGTAACCTTAGAGTTATGTCCAAGAAAAAGAACCGCGGCCGTAACAATGGCCCAAAAGGTTTAGGGCGCAAATAAGCCCCCTTGAGTACGAAATTTTTTTAGACGCTGGTTTATATATATGTGTCTGACAGCACGACGGGCTGCTGACCCCCTCCCCCCCCGTCGGTGATGATAGCCAAGCCCGCCATGCCAGCCGTTCCTCGTTTGTTGGCTATCATGGGTAGCAATGTCTGTCAAGTAAAAACAATCACTAAAAATGAAACTAAAAAAAGTTTAAATAGTTTCAGAAATAGTGATAAAAAAAACTTGACTGTTCCACGTGGAACATCTAGTGTATATACATACTACAATAAGGTAGTATATAACTATACTAAAATACTATGAAAATTATACTTAATAAACTCAAGGTTTCTTTCAGAAACTTTTTAAATGCCTTCAATCTTAAACGTAAGTTTGAAGACTATATCGCTAGAGTCGCTTCTGCTATGGAGCTAGATGAGCTGAAGATGGAAGAGATTGCTAACGATGCTGTTAACTGCAGACTTTCAGATTGCGAGTATGAAATTGAAGATATTAGATCTGATGTTGATACTATTAATTCTGATCTCAAAGATGACATTATGTCTGATATTGATGATAAGTTTGAAGATATTGCTGAGAATAATTCAGATGAAGTTCGTGCTTGGGCTAGAGAAGAAGCTGAAGAGTACTTTGATAATGAAATCAGTTACCACACCAATGAGCTTGAAGAAAGCATCCGAGATTTATCTCAATCTCTAGATATTGAAGCTAAAGACCTTCGCAACGAGATGAAGGATGTGGAGGCTAAAATAGATTCCCTATACCTTGAAGAACATATCAAGGAGATTATCTCCAAGCAGTATGTAGTGCAACTAACTTTGAAACCAAAAGAGTAAAAGTATAGCGAAGGGCGGTCAGAAATGACCGCTCTTTTTTTGTGCCTAGATTCTGCCTGGGTCTGGTGATAGCTTGTATGATAGCCCACACTGATAACACACGGGGAACACGAGGGATTGATGATAGCCAACTAGGCCCTCGCAAGCTCAAGTGC